GTGCAATTTTAGCGTCCTAAGGTTCACACCTTTCCGTTTGGAGGCTTTGCGCACGATGTCCCGAGCGTGGCCAGCAGACACGGCTGCACGCAGGTCTGTTGACAGCCTTGCACCCTACGCGAACAACGCCAGGACGCACACACCGGAGCAGGTCGCGCAGATCGCCCGGTCGATTGAGGCGTGGGGATGGACAAACCCTATTCTGATCGACGACGCGGGCGGGATCATCGCCGGTCACGGACGCGTGCTGGCGGCGAAGGCGCTAGGTTACATCGACGTGCCGGTGGTGATCGCGACCGGTTGGAGCGAGGCCGAGAAGCGCGCCTATGTGATCGCCGACAACCAGCTTGCGCTTGCCGCCGGGTGGGATGAGGAAACGCTGCGGGCCGAGCTCGGGGCGCTTGAGGCGGACGGCTTTGATCTAGACCTGATCGGCTTCGGCGAAGACGAGCTCGGCAGGCTGCTGGCCCCGCCGGAGACCGATGGGCTCACCGATCCGGACGACGCGCCGGACGTGCCGGACGAGCCGGTCACCGTCGCGGGCGACCTCTGGGTGCTCGGGCGGCATCGGCTGGTCTGCGGCGACTGCACGCTCGCCGATACGGTGCTGCGGGTGCTCGGCGAGGTCCGTCCGCACCTGATGGTCACCGACCCGCCCTACGGCGTCGAGTACGACGCGGACTGGCGCAACCACACCAGCGACCTGGGCCGCTCGGCGCGGGCGGTGGGCAAGGTGGTCAACGACGACCGGGCGGACTGGCGCGAGGCATGGGCGCTGTTCATGGGCGACGTCGCCTATGTCTGGCACGCGGGGAACAAGGCGCACCTCGTCGCCGAGGGCCTGATCGAGAGCGGACTGGAAGTCCGAGCGCAGATCATCTGGGGCAAAAACCAGCTTGTGATCAGCCGGGGGCACTACCACCCGCAGCACGAGCCGTGCTGGTACGCGGTGCGGGCGAAGGGCGGCACCGGGCACTGGTCGGGTGACCGGACGCAATCGACGCTCTGGCACATCGACAAGCCGCGCAAATCCGAGACCGGGCACAGCACGCAGAAGCCGGTCGAGTGCATGAAGCGGCCTATCGAGAACAACAGCAGCCCTGGTCAGGCGGTCTACGAGCCGTTCTCAGGCTCGGGCACCACCATCATCGCCGCCGAGATGACCGCGCGGGCCTGCTACGCCATCGAGATCGACCCAGGCTACTGCGACGTCGCGGTGCAGCGCTGGCAGGACTTCACGGGCGAGGCCGCGACGCTCGACGGCGACGGGCGCAGCTTCGCCGAGATCGCCGCCGAGAGGACCCCCGCCGATGGGAATTCACGGACCACAGCCGAAGCCCACCAAGCTCAAACGGCTTGAGGGCAATCGCGGCCATCAGAAGCTCAACGACAGGGAGCCGGAACCCACCGGGCCATGTAAGCGCCCGCCCTTCTTGACGGGCGCGGCTGCGGAGGAATGGGAGCGGGCGTGCGCAGCGATGCCGCCGGGCTTCTACACCGCCGCCGATGTTCCGGTGCTGACCGTCTATTCGCTTTCATGGGTTCAGTACCGAAACGCCCTGGCGCAGGTCGGGCGCGAGGGCATGACGCAGAAGACCGTGCTCGGCCACGACAAGACCCATCCGGCGGTGAACATCTCGCTCAAGCACGCCGAGGTGATCCTGCGGACGGCGGATCGGCTCGGCATGAGCCCGGCGGCACGGGCGCGGCTGGAAATGCCCGAAGAAGCCGGGGAGCAGGGAAAGTTCGCGGGCCTGTTCGGCGGCGCGCCTCTAAGGCTGGCAATCTCGAACGAGCCGAAAGGGTCTGCGCGTTCATCGAAAGGCTGACGGTCCCATCCGGCGCAGGGGTCGGCGGGCTGCTCAAGCTGCGCGGCTGGCAGCGGCGGTTTATCGTCGACGTCTATGCGCCGCAGTACGAAGACGGGCTGCGGCTGGTGCGCCGGGCGATCTTCTCGTTGGGGCGCAAGAATGGGAAAACCCTCCTGGCGGCAGCCCTGGTTTTGGTTCACCTCGTCGGCCCCGAGGCCGAGCGCAATGGCGAGATTTACAGCGCCGCCAACGACCGCGAGCAGGCCGGTCAGGTCTTCAAGATGGCCCGGCAGATGGTCGACGCCGAGCCCGAGCTCGTGGCGCGGCTGCGGGTCGTACCCTCAACCAAGACCATCGTCTGCCTCGGCAACGGATCATTCTACCGGGCGCTCAGCGCCGAGAGCGGCACCAAGCACGGGCTCAACCCGACCTTCGTGATCTTCGACGAGCTCGCGCAGGCCAAGAACCGCGACCTGTACGACGTGCTCGACACGTCGATGTCGGCGCGGGCCGAGCCGCTGTTCCTGGCGATCAGCACGCAGAGCAACGACCCGGAGCACATTCTCTCGAAGCTGATCGACGACGGGCTGAGCGGCGCGGACCCGACCACGGTCTGCCATCTGTACGCGGCCCCGGAGGACGCCGAGCTCGACGACGAAACGGCGTGGTACGCGGCCAACCCGGCGCTCGGCGACTTCCGGTCGTTCGACGAGCTCGCGACCGCGATGGCGAAGGCGAAGCGGCTGCCTGCCGAAGAGCCGAAGGTCCGCAACCTATACCTCAACCAACGGGTCGATCCGTCGTCGACGCTGATCTCGCGGGCCGACTGGCTGGCCTGCAAGGGCGACGCGGCGTTGGAGCCCGGCGAGAAGATTTACCTTGCGCTCGACCTGTCGGCGAAGACCGACCTGACCGCCCTGGTCGCGGTCAGCGCCGAGAACAAGAGCCGGATCGCGGCGTGGTTCTGGAAGCCGCAGGACTATCTCGCCGATCACGAGCGCCGGGACCGGGTGCCCTACACGCTGTGGGCCAAGCAAGGGCACCTGATCGCGATCCCCGGTCGCTCGATCCACCCTCGGGTGATCGCGCAGAAGATCGCCGAGCTCGTCGACGAGTACGACGTGATCGGGCTGGCCTACGACCGGTGGGGCATTCAGAACCTCTTGCGGGAATTCGACGGGGTCGACCTGCAAGCGCACGACGCCCGCGACGAGAAGGGCGACGGGCTGCGGCTGGTCTCATGGGGCCAAGGCTTCAAGGATATGTCCCCGGCGGTCGACGCGCTTGAGACGGCGGTGCTGCACGAGACGCTGATCCACAACGGCAACCCGGTCCTGACGTGGAACATGGGAAACGCGGTCGTCGTCACCGACCCGGCAGGCGGTCGCAAACTCGACAAGACCAAGGTGCGCTTCCGGATCGACGGGGCGGTCGCCCTGGCGATGGTGCTCGGTCTCAAGGATCGCGAGCGCGGACCGGAGGGCGAGAAAGAATACAGGATCATGTTTCTCTAGTCGTCAATGCGGTGAAACTCATTGCCTAGAGTGTCGCAGTAGAAAAACACATGGATGCTTCGATCACTGGCGCGAATGCGCCAGTGATCATAGCTTTCCACTACTCGCACGGGGCTTAAAGTGACTGGAGGGCGACAGATTGGAAGGTCGGCAGTGACCTTTTCAGGGTCAACAATCCTATAACCCGCGCCGCTATATGGCTGAAAGTCAACGAGAAAAACCTCGTCACCAACAGCCATGAATGGAAAATTAACCTGACTTAGTCGCTGCAATACATCCGGCCACTTCTCGCACCATTGGACAACTTTGGTTGCGATGTCGTGTTGGTGCCGGATGAATGCCTCAAGCTCGTCTGCGGCCCGCTTTCGCTCTGGCGCACCAGCCTCCCACGCATCTTGTTCGCCGAGCCACCTGACAAAATCGCCGACCTCATAGCCGTCGAAACCGACAGTGTTGCCGAGCTTTACCTGTCTTAATTTGCCAGGGTGCTTGCGGCGGATGCGGGTAAAGGCTTCGCGGGTAAAGGGCCATATTTCGCGCCGCACGAGCCCATTGTAATCGAGCCAAAGAGGCACTCGGTCCGGCGGAGGCGGCGGCGGCGGATAATCGTCGTCGTGCATCGCGGACCTCCTACCCTGCCAACCGGAGCCGGTCTTTGGGCATCAGCGCCAATTGGATAGTTGCGGCGACGAGCTCGCGGATAAAGTCGCTCATCTCCGGCGCGTGACCATGAGTGGCGATACTGCCGCCGACTTGCACGAGGAATAGGCCGCGCTCGCTAGATAGCGCGAGGCCGTCGTATGGCAGCCAGTCGTTGAGGGTCAGCGGCCCGACTTCGCGCCCGTCGCAACCCCGGAAAAGCCAGCACAGCGGGCGAAGTGAAGGCGCGCCAGAAAACACCATTGAGGTCTTCCCTGTCGCCTGCGCGAGCGCCTTGGCCTTGTTGAGCTCGGCGCGCGTGGGTCGACCGGCTTTGATCTCAACCCATGCATCGAGCGCGCCGAGATAGAAATCCGGTCGGTGTCCGCAGCCACAGAGGAGTTTCACGCTGGTCGGCTCGTATTCGGCACCGACGCGGAGCTCGCCAAAAAAGTAAGCCCACCTGACCTCGGTCTCATGGCGATACCAGCGGTCACGCCAAAACACTCGGAAGTCGTCGGCAGGCCCAAGGCCGGGATGCTTATCCATCGCAAAGGCTCCCTGATCAAACAGAGGTTTGCAAGCGATGGCGCGACGGTCGACGCGCGTCGAGCGCCGATCATTAAATGACTGACAGTGACGATGCGTGACGAAAGCGAGGTTGCTCACATAGCTGTGAGCGCCTTTGCATAGGAGGCCCGAATGCCCGTGCTCATGTTCGCGCTGGTGGTGCTGATCGTCGTCGGGATCGTCAGCGCCATCGCCTATTACATCCCGTTCCCGCCGCCGCTGGCTTGGGCCAAGTGGGCGCTCCCGGCGGTCGCCTTGCTGATCGGGTTGATCATGATCCTGCAACGCATGGGCGCGTTCTAGGCGAGCGCTTTCTTGCCTTCGCGCCCGTAGGCGCGGTGGATGTGCAAGAGCGCCGCGCCCTGGTCTTTCGTGTAGCGCCCGGCGCGGACGTCCTCGGCGACACTGCGTTGCAGGCTGGCGACCCACGAGGCCCGCTCAAGGCTCACACCGCGCCGCGCGAGGCAGCGGTTAAGCCCGTCGAGCACCGAAACGGTGGTGGGCGAAAGTTGCTCAAGCATCGGATACATGGGTGTCTCTCGTTGTGTGTGAATGTGTTTAAACGTCTGCACACACGGCTGCAAGCACAATTGCACGCCGCGACATTCTGACCCCCTAACCCCGCAGCCCGCGCCAGGGCGCTCAAATCGAGGACACTCGCGATGCACCGTGCATATGCGATGCTCGAAGTGCGCGCCGTCAGCGACGGTCAGGACAAGCGCACCTTCGAGGGATGGGCGACCACACCGACCCCCGACCGGCTCGGTGACGTCGTCGAGCCCAAGGGCGCGAAGTTCAAGAACCCGCTGCCGTTGCTGCACCAGCACAACAGCGACGAGCCCATCGGCACCGTCCGGCTCAAGAAGGCGACCGATGAGGGCATCGCCTTCGAGGCGACGATCCCCACGATCACCGAAGCCGGACCGCTCAAGGATCGGGTCGATACGGCGTGGGGCGAGATCAAGAATGGTCTCGTGCGCGCCGTCAGCATCGGCTTCCGGGTGCTGCAAGACGGCATGGAAAGCATCGCCGGGACCGGCGGGCTGCGGTTTACCGCGATTGAGATCATGGAGCTCTCGGCGGTCAGCATCCCGGCCAACGCGGATGCGACGATCACCAACATCAAGACCTTCGACATCGGGCTCAGCGCCGCGTCAGGCGTGCCCGTCGTCAGGCTCACCCCTCCCGGCGTCTCGGGCTCTCCTCAACCCCCGATACGAAAGGGCGCGGCTATGCCTCGCACCGTCAGCCAACAGATTGAAGACTTCAACGCGACCCGCGCCACCAAGGCCGCGCGGATGGTCGTGATCATGGGCCAATCCAGCGAACGCAGCGAAACGCTCGATGCGTCCGAAACCGAGGAATACGACACGCTCGACGCCGAGGTGGTCGCCATCGACAACCATCTCAAGCGGCTCCACTCGCTTGAGCGGGCGCAGGCGGGGACCGCGACCCCGGTGACCCGCGCGGCTCCGGCGGCGGTGGGCCAAGCCGCGTCCGGCCTGATCCTCGACGAGGGTCTGAGCTCGGCGCGGATCGAGCCGGTCGTGCGCTCGCTTGAGCGGGTCGATCCGTCGCTGCACGTCGCGCGGCTCGCCAAGTGCATCGTGCTCGGGCGGATGTCGCGCGGCGAAAAGAAGGCGTCCGACTTCGCCTCGGAAATGTACCCCAACGACGGCCTGCTCCCCGAGATGATCAAAGCGGTCATCGCGGGCGGCACCGCGACCGATCCGACGTGGGCCGGTCCCCTGGTCGGCCCTGCCGGGCTCGCCTTCGCGGCGTTCCTTGAGTTCCTGCGCCCGACCACGATCATCGGGAAGTTCGGCACCAACGGCATCCCGGCCTTGCAGGCGGTGCCCTTCCGGACCCCGCTCGGCGCGCAGACCAGCGGCGGGCTCGGCTATTGGGTGGGTGAGGGCAAGGCGAAGCCCCTGACCAAGTTCGACTTCTCGCGGACCCAACTGACCGAGCTCAAGGTCGCCAACATCGCGGTCGCGACCAAGGAGCTTATTCGGGACAGTTCCCCGAGCGCCGACCAATTGATCCGCAACGGTCTCGTCTCGGCCCTGCGCGAACGGCTCGACATCGACTTCATCAACCCGGCCAAGGCGGCGGTCGCCGGGGTCTCCCCGGCGTCGATCACCAACGGCGTCGTCGGCATCCCGTCGAGCGGCACCGATGCGGCGGCGGTGCGCGCCGACATCGCGGCGATCTTCGCAGCCTACCGCGCAGGCAATAACCCCCTGACCGGCGGGGTGTGGATCATGCCGACCGCGCTGGCGCTGCAACTGGCCTTGATGGTGACCATCACGGGCGCGCCGGAATTCCCTGGCGTGACCCCGAATGGCGGCGTGTTTATGGGCTTCCCGGTGATCGCCAGCGACTATGTCCCCGCCGACACCGTGATCTTGGTCAACGCGCCGCTGGTCTATCTGGCGGACGAAGGCGGCTTCGGGGTCTCGATGTCCGAGGAAGCCTCGCTTGAGATGGTCGACAACCCGGTCGGCGATGCGCACGCGGGCACCGGCCCGGCGACCGGCATGGTCTCGATGTTCCAGACCAACAGCGTCGCCATCCTGGCCGAGCGGACGATCAATTGGGTCAAAGCCCGCCCGCAGGCGGCGGTGGTCCTGACCGGCGTGGCGTGGGCCGTCTAACGACCCACTGATCGCGGCCCGGCGAGGGGAAATTTCCGCCCCGGAAAAGCGCCCTCGCCGGGTTCCTCTTCTGCCCGGAGCTCCTGAGATGCCTAACTACCCGACCCGCGCGCTCAGCACGCGCGATCAAGCCTTTGTCGCGGCGCTGCGGCAGCGCCCTAACGACCCGCGCTATGCCCGGCTCGCCGACAAGCTCGATCCCCAAGCCCGCAAGCCGAAACCGACCCCGGCCAAGGCGCACGAGCCGGACCCTACGCCGCCGAAGGTGCGGCAGCCGGACCCTCCGTCGCCGAAGCCGCCGGAGCCGACGCCGCACACGGTTGGTGGCGCAAGCACGGCGGACGTCAAGCCGCCGGAAGCCCCGCCGAAGGCGCAGGAAGCCCCGCCGAAGCCCGAGGGCCATTCGGTCGGCGGCATGAGCACGGCGGACGTCAAACCCGGCGTGGCGGACCCGAAACCCTCCCCTATCTCCAAACCGACGCCGCAGCCCAAGGGCCGATAGATGCGTCTGCCGTTCCTGCGAGCGCGCCCGCCCCTGGCGGCGACGCCCGCGACCAGCGGCGCGATGCCGGTCGGCATGGAGCCCGGCCTACCCTCGCGCGGTGGTGGCGGCTGGCTGCGTATCTTCGAGAGCTTCCCCGGCGCGTGGCAGCAAAACGTCGTCCTCGACCGTGAGACGATCCTCACTTATTTCGCGGTGTACGCCTGCGTCACGCTGATCGCGTCCGACATCTCCAAGCTCGGGGTGAAGGTCGTCACGCAGGACACCAACGGCATTTGGACGGAGACCAGCAACCCGGCTTATTCGCCGGTCATCCGCAAGCCGAACAATTACCAAAACCGCATCCAGTTTTGGGAAAGCTGGATGTTGTCGAAGCTGACGCGCGGCAACGCCTACATTCTGAAAATCCGCGATAACCGCAACGTCGTCGTGCAACTGATGGTGCTCAATCCGGACCTGACGCACCCGTTGGTTTCCGAAGATGGCTCGGTGTTCTACCAAGTCGCCGGGAGCCGCCTCAACGGCATCGTCGACGCGGTGGTGGTCCCGGCCCGCGAGATCATCCACGACCGGTTTAACACCATCTATCACCCGTTGATTGGGACCTCGCCGGTGTGGGCGTCCGCCTACTCCGCCGCGCAGGGCATGGCGATCCAAAAGCAGTCGGCGAAGTTCTTTGCGAACGCCTCGCAGCCGGGCGGCGTGCTGACCGCGCCCGGCGCGATCTCGGACGCAACCGCGCTCCGGCTCAAAGACGCATGGGAGCACAATTTCAGCGGCGAGAATGCCGGTCGGGTGGCGGTGCTCGGCGACGGGCTCAAGTACGAGCGGATGTCGCTGACGGCGGTCGAGGGGCAACTGATCGAGCAACTCAAATGGACCGCCGACGTCATCTGCTCGGTGTTCCATGTCCCGCCCTACAAGATCGGGATCGGGGCGATGCCGACGTACAACAACATCCAATCACTCAACGTCGAATACTACAGCCAGTGCCTTCAATCGCTGATCGAGGCGGCTGAGCTTTGCCTCGACGAAGGGCTCGAAATGGCGGCGGGCATCGGCACGATGTTCGATATCGACAACCTGCTCCGCATGGACACCATCACGCAGATGGACACCCTTAAGAACGGTGTCTCGGGCGCGATCCTTGCCCCCAACGAGGCGCGCAGGAAGCTCGACCTGCCGCCGGTCAAGGGCGGCGACAGCCCGCTCGCGCAGCAACAGAATTACAGCCTCGAAGCGCTCGCCAAGCGCGACGCCGAGGGACCCCCGCCAGGGACCACAGGCTCAGCCTCGCCCACCCCGCCGACCGGCGGCAACGCGGACGACAGCGCCGCCGCCGAAGCCGACGATCCGCCGATCACCCCCGCCGATCAAAAGCGGCTGGTCGATCTTTTCGAGGCGAGCTTCATGGAGGCGTCTAACCATGCAGCAGCGTGATCTCGACGGGCTTCTCTCGCAGATGGGGCAGCGGCTCGGCACGATGTTTACACGGCTTGAGACCGAGCTCACCGCGAAGCTGATGGCGGGCACGGTGAGCTCGGCGCTGATCGACCGCGAGGGCGGGCTGATCCTGACCTTCGGCGACGGGTCGGTGCGCAACCTCGGCGTGGTGCTCGGCGCGGAGGGTCCTGTCGGCTTGCATGGCGACACGGGACCGGCGGGCGTCGACGGGATCGACGGCAAGGACGGTGCGCCGGGGATCGACGGGATCGACGGCAAGGACGGTGCGCCGGGCGAGCGCGGGGCGGATGCCGACCCGATAGCCCTGGCGCTCTTGGACAGCCGCATCGACGCGCTGGACTGCCGCGCCATGCTCGACGCCACGCTGACCGATGGGGTCTTGGTGATCGCGCTCGGTGACGGCACGACCCGCGAGCTCGGCCCCGTGGTTGGCCCACAGGGGCCGGTTGGCCCTGCCGGGGCCGATGGGAGCGCCACGGACGTCGAAGCCGCTCTCGCGCCGCTACAGGCCCGGCTAGAGGGTATCGAGGCGCGCAGTCTCGGTGAGGCGCTGATCGACCGGCAAGGAACGCTCGTGCTGACCTTCGCGGACGGCACGAGCCAGCGGGTCGGCGAGGTGGTTGGGCGTGACGGGATCGACGGCAAGGATGGCGTCGACGGTAAGGACGGGATCGACGGCAAGGATGGTGCCGATGGGAAGCTCGGCGCTGACGGTCGGGACGGGGTCGATGGGAAACCCGGAGACCCCGGCCCGGCTGGCTTCGGGTTCGACGATCTCGATGTCGAGATGGGTGAAGACGGTCGCACCCTGCGGCTGAAATTCGAGCGCGGCGAGATCGCGCAGACCTTCGAGCTCGACTTCCCGGTGATGATCTATCGCGGCGTCTACAAGCCCGAGACCGACTATGTGCGCGGCGACGCGGTGACCTTCGGCGGGTCGGTCTTCGTGTGCGCCGCCGACACCACGCAGAGCCGACCGGAGACCGAGGGCGGCGCGTGGACCCTGGCGGTCAAGCGCGGTCGCGACGGCAAAGACTTCGCAGGCCCGCGATGACCCTGCTTGTCAGCCAGGACGACGCGCTGCGGCAGCTTCGGCTATCGGCGGCGGCGATCACCCCCGACGAGCTCGCCGATGTGCTGTTCAAGGCCGAGCAGGCAAGCGACATCGTGGTCGACTATCTCAAGGCTCCCGGCTCGGGAAACTACGTCACCGACAATCCGGTCGTGAACCCGCTGCGGCGGGCGCGGTCGCGGTGGCGCTCGTCGCGCGACGGCAGCATGGGCGGCGATGGTGGCGACTGGTGGGGCGGCGGCTGGCTGCCCGATGTCGGATGGGGCGGCGACTTCGGTCCGCCGCCCGGCCCACCGCCGCCGCTGCGGGTGCCGCAAAGCCCGTGGGATGAGACCAGTGCGCCGGTCATGATCAAGGGGGTCGTGCTGATCCTCCTGACCGCGCTGTACGACGGGCGGACGCCCGGCGACGACCTCCTGTCGGATCAAATGTGCCGGGTGCTTGAGCGCTACCGCGACCCGGCGCTCGCCTAGCCTCGAAGGGATCGAAGACCATGCGCATCCGCGTCCTGCGGGATCGGCGGCTGGTGCCGCCCGACACCCGCAACATCGCCGTGCAGTTTCTCAAGGGCGGCGAGCACACCGTCAAACGCGAGTGGGGCGACCTGCTCGTCGAGGCGGGCGACGCCGAGGAGATCGAGACCCCGGCCCGGCAGCATCACGAGGGCTAGGCTGTGCTGCAAAAGCGCGACCCCGCGCTCGCCGGTCAGCTTCGGCAGACCGTGACGCTGCAACAGCGCTCGGACGACCTCAACGGCGACCCGCTCGGACCTTGGGTGGACGTGTTCACCTCGGCGGCGCGGGTGGTCGCGCAGCCGATCAAGCGGGCGCAGCAAGGCGAGATCGTCAGCGACGAGCGGCGGGTCGGCATCCAGCCGATAGAGGTGACCATGCGGCTCGACCTCAACACCGCGACCATCGACAGCGATTGGCGGGTCGTGTGGCTCGGGTGGGCGTTCGATATCACGGTGATGCAGGTCGACGAGCTCCTGACGATGGTCACCGTGTTCGGCATCCGCAGCCGCGCCGGGGACACCCCGCCATGACCAACGATGTCGCGATCAGCGCCAAGGTGCAGGGGCTCGAAGATTTGACCGCGAAGCTGTTGAAGCTCGGCGGTCCGGTGTTCGAGGAAAAGCTCAGGGCGGCGAACGCCAAGAACGCCGAGGAATTCGCGGCCCTGGTGAAGAGCATCATTCCGCGCGGCACCGAGGACAGTCACCTCGCCGACAGCATCGTGATCGCGCAGAGCGGGCGGGTCGGCACGGCGGTCTCGATTGGCGACGCGGCGCACAAGTACCCAATGCACCTCGAAACGGGGCACCGGAACAAGGGCGGCGAGCACGTCCCCGGCAAGCCGTTTTGGTATCCGGCGAAGCGGGTGCAGTCGCGGCGCTGGCGGGGTCGGACCCGGCGGGTCGGCAATGCGATGATCAAGACGATTGCCGCAGGCATGGCGTCGGGTGGTGGGGACTGACCGATGGCCGATCCCGCCGCCGCCTTCCACACCGCGCAGGATGCCGTGCTGCGGGGCTCGGTCGAGCTCGGCAATCTGTTCCCCGACCTGCGCGCTAGGATTTACGGCGTGGTGCCGCAAAACGCGACGCTGCCCTTCATCCGGATCGGCGACGACCAAGTGCTGCAAGACGACACCGACTGCGCCTCGGGCTCGGAGATTTACGCGGTCGTCCACATCTGGACCCGACCGGACCCGCCAGGGGTGCAGTTGGCCCGGCAGATGGCGGGCCTGATCCGCGACCTGCTCGGCGACCCCGACACCTTCACGGTCGTCGACTTCGACGTGGTCGACGCCCTGTTCATCGACACTCGGCACCTCACCGATCCGGACGGCTCGACCCATGCCGTCCTGACCTTCCATTACGCGCTGACCGCTACCGCCTGACCCGGTCGCCGCGACCCGCTCCCCGACAGACCTAACCCCCGGAGGCTGCGCTATGGCGACCCCTAACCCTGTGAAATATGCGCGTGGCGTAAAGCTCGTCATCGCCATCGGCGACGGTGGATCGCCCGAGGTCTTCACGGCCTATTGCACCGTGAACGCAGCCCGCTCGATCAAGGGCGACGCGGCGACCAACGACTTCAACATCCCCGATTGCGACGATCCTGATCTCGTCGGCTGGCTGGCGCGCGAGAAGGTGTCGCTGAGCTATGCGCTGGCGGGCGCGGGCATTCTCAACACGCCCGACGTGCAGGTCTTCGCCGACTACCTCGCCGACCCGCTGTCGCGGAATTGCCAAGTCACCGTCGACGTTCCGGCGACCGATGGCGGCGTGGTCTTCGCCGGTCCCTTCCACCTCACATCGTTCGAGATCACGGGCGACCGTGGGAACAAAATGGAAGCGACCCTCGCGATGGTCTCGGATGGTGAGATCATCGTCACGGCGGTCGGCCCGTGAGCCGGGGCGCGACCCTCGTCAAGCAGTGGGGCAGCGAAGAGCGGACGTTTCGGCTCGGGATCGGCGAGTGGCGGAAAATCCAAGAGACCTGCGACGCGGGTCCCGGCGAGATCGCGCAACGGATCGCGGCTTGGGCGGCGGTGCGCCGCGCCATGCCGAATGCCGGTCTGATCGACCTGCTCGCGGCAGGCGGTGCGGGTCGGTGGCGGGTCGATGATATCCGCGAGGTGCTGTATCGCGGCCTGATCGGCGGCGGCACCGAGCCGACGCTTGCCGGGCGGATCGTGCGCGAGCTCCACGACGAGCGCCCGCTCTTGGAGAACCTCGCGCTCGCCCTTGAGATCGTGCTCGTGTCGCTCAGCGGGCCGGAAGATGAACCCGTGGGGGAGACCGTAGGGGAGCCGTCAACGACAACCAACGCGACGCCCTCCCCCGAGGAAAACTCCGGTTCGCCAACTACTACGGAGCAGGCGGCGTAATGGGCTTCACGCCCCGGCAGGTCGACGAGATGTCCCTATGGGAATTCCTCGCGACCCGCGACGGCTGGATCGAAGCCAACACCGCGCCCGACACGTCGATTGGTCCCCCGACCCCCGAGGAGCACGACGCCATGCTTGAGAAGTACGGGCGATGAGCACCGAGATCGACCGGTTGGAGGTGGTCTTCACCGCCAACATTCAGGCGCTCGAAGAACGGCTTCTCAAGGCCGTCAACGCGAACAAGAAGGCCGCGAAGGACATCGAGAGCGCGTGGGCGGGCAAGGGCCTGTTCGGCGCGGCAGAGGCGGGCCTCACTAGCCTCACCGAGCACATCGGCGAAGCGGCGAAGTCGATCCCGGTGTTTGGGGCGGCGCTCGGCGCGCTCGGGCCGGTCGGGGTCACGGCGGCGGTCGCGGTGGGCGGCTTCGCGCTGGCGATGGAGCAGACCGAGAAGGCGGTCGACTATGCCGCCGGGATCGGCAAGCTCGCCGCGACCATCGGGGTCTCGACTGACTTCATCCAGAAATTCAACTACGCCGCCCGGCAGAGCGAGGTCGATGTCGGGTCGGCGGATCAGGCGCTCAAGGCGCTCAATGCGTCGGTCGGCGCGGTGCAAGGCAACCTGCCCCGCGCGAAGCAGTTGGCGGTGGTGTTCGCCGACGCGCTCAAGATCACGCCCGAGCAACTCAAGAGCTACCACGATCTCGAAGACCTGTTCCCGCTGATCGCCGACCGGATCGCCAACGCGGGCAGCGCCGCCGAGAAGGCAGCTATCGCCAAGAAGCTCGGCGTCGAGGACTTGTTGCCGATGCTCGACAAGGGCGCGGCGGGGTTCGCGAAGATGGCGGGCGAAGCCGAGAGCCTCGGCGTCGTCATGAGCGAGAGCACCATTCAGAAGGCCGAGGAGGCGGCAGCGAAACTCAAGGCGCTCGACGACGTCATGCAGGCGCAGAAGTCGGCGACCTTTGTCGAGTACGCCGACACGCTGATCGCCGTCAAAACCGCCTTCAACCAAGCCACGCTCGCGGCGCTCGGGTTCCTGGCGGCGATCACCAACACCCGGCCTATTCAACAGCAAATCGACCTGCTCGATGCGTCGATTGCGTCGCAGAAAAAGCTCGATCACGGCCACTATGGTCCGGCGACGGCGAACCTTATCAAGAGTGAGCAGGCGCAGCGCGACGCGCTGGTGAAAAAGCGCGATGAGGAAGACGTCAAACGGTACAACGAGGAGCTCAAGCAGGCCGACCAGGGCGCGCCGAAAGGCATCGTGCCGCCGAAGCCCGCCAAGGCAGGCCCCAAGGATCAGACGGTCGTCGACACCAAGGCGGCGAATGATGCTTACACCAGCACCCTCAAGGCCCTCACCGACGCGCAAGCCGCCCTGACCGACAATCTCGACCTGCGGGCGACGCTGGAAAAGGAAGCCATCGACGACGAGCGCGCCAAGCAGATCGGCGATATCAACGCCAAGATCGCCAAGGCCAAGGAAGATCAGGCCAAAGGTCTCGACAAGACCGCCGACGCGCAGATCGTCCAACTTGAGCAGGCGAAGATCAACGTCGAGCAACTCGCCGTCGACAAGAAGATGCTCGTCGACAAGCAGCGGCTCGCCGACCAACTCAACGTCGAGCTCGCGCACCAACAGGCGGTTGCCGACATCAATGCCAGCGCGCTCCAAGCCGACGCCGATCACCTCAACGCGCTCGCAAACCTGACCAACAGCACAGATGATCGCGCGGCCTATCAGACCCGCGCCCTGCAAGAGCAACAAGCCGCCGAGCGCATCCTGCTCGACGCCACGCTCGCGGAAGCCAAGCAGCGGCTCGCCGACGCGGAAAGGCGAGGCGCGAGCGATCTCAAGCCGTTGCAGGACGCGGTCAACAAGGCGCAGGTCGCCCGCGATCAGGCCGATCAGAAGCAGGCCGACGCCGCCAAGGAGCAGGCGAAGGCGCTCGAAACCCCATTGCAGAAGTACGTCGACGGGATCGGCAACCTCGACACCGCCATGCAGGATTGGGCGGCTGGCGGGCTCAACGATCTCGCCACGGGCTTCGCCAAGGCGGTCGTCGAGGGCGGCAAGCTGACCGATGTCGCGAAGTCGATCTTTCAGAAGATCGCCGAGGACATGGTGCAAGCGTTCATCGAGCAGCAAGTCACCAAGCCCACGGCGGCGCTCCTGTCGACGCTGTTCACGCCGCACGCTGCCGGTGACCTGACCGGGTCGGCGGGTGGCTTGTCGCTGGTCGGCGAGAAAGGCCCCGAGCTCGTGAGCCTGCCGGGCGGGTCGCGGGTGATCTCCAACAACAGCCTGCGCCAAATCGGCATGAGCGGCGGCGGCTACGGCGCGCCGACCATCGTTTTCGACAACCGGGGCGCGGTGATTTGGGAGCAGGCGGCGCGGACCATGATGGCTTACGCCGACCGCGCCGCCGCCTCGGCGGGGATCGGCGCGTTGCAGGCCAGCCGTCAGGCGGTGCCCATCGAGCTCGCGCGGGCAAGCGGGAGAAGCCTCCGGTGATCCAACTGCCGACCCTGCCGCGCGGCACGACCGTCAATCCGAAGCTGGTGCGCTACGGCGGCGACCTCGTGTCGTCGCTCGGCGGACCGACGCAGCGGATCACCCGGCCCGGCACCCGCTACGCCGCCGACATCGGGCTCCCGACGCTCGATCCGGACTGCGCCGCCAAGTGGCTCGCGGTGCCGCTGCAAGCCGACACGGCGGGCGACACGGTCGGGCTGGTGATGCCGCAGACCATCGTCGACATGCGCAACCTAACCGGGGTCGCCGGGACCGGCACGGCGGGCACCGCGACGATCACCCTGACCGGCTCGGTGCCGGTCGTGGGCGCGTGGTTTTCGTTCCAAGCTGGCGGTCGGCATTACCTTCACATGGTGACCGGGGCGGCGGGCAACGTGATCACCGTGACCCCGCTCCTGCGCGCCGCGCTGAGCGCCACGCCGCTCGAATTCGTGGCCCCGATCCTTGAGGGCTTCACCGACAACGCGCCCGCGTGGGGCGTCGAGTTCTTTCGCTTCGTCAGCCACAGCTTCACGATCACCGAGAACGCCTGACCCATGAACGACGTCTCGCTGCGGGCTCAGTTCGACGGCCCCAACATCCTGCTCTTCGCCGGGGTCGAGATCGAGCTCGCCTCCGGCTGGCTGCGCCTGCTCGTCGGCTCCGGCTTGGTGACCATCGACGGCAAGACCTACGTCGGCGACGACCCGACCTATGGGGTGCTCGCGGCGCTGGACGCCGTCAACGACGGCATGGGGAGCACCGCGCCGTCGCTGCGGGTGACGCTCAACCCGAAGACCGCCAGCGCCGCCGCCGAGCTCGCCGGGCAGGATATGCAGGGCCGGTCGGTGTTCCTGTGGATCGCCGCGCTCGACCGGACGACCGGCGGCGGGCTCGACGCTCCGGTGCTGGTGTTCTCCGGCGAGGTCGACCAAGGCGTGCTGACCGTGGGTCAGGGCCTCCGCACGCTTGAGCTCGATTGCGTGTCGGTGTGGGAGCGGCTGTTCGACAACGACGACGCGGTGCGGCTGACGAATGCCTATCACCAAGCCGCGTGGCCCGGCGAGACCGGCTTCGAGTTCGTGACGGACATCAACCGCGCGCTGCCGTGGGGCCAAGACCTGCCCGTACCGGCGGTCGTCAAGGACACCCTGTATGTTCGTCCCCCAACTTGAGCCGCCGACCGGCCCGCTGCCGATCATGGTGCGCCGGGTCGCCATCGCACAAGCCGCGCTCAAGAAGTTCCAAGGCGTCGGGTTCAAATGGGGCGACGCCGACTGCGCCAAGCTGGCGCTCTTCGTCGCCAAGACCGCCGGTCACCGGGTCAGCCTGTCACGGTTCGGCAACTACGCCAGCGAACGCACCGCGCGCCGCGCGCTGAAAGCCGAGGGCCTGAGCTCGATGGTCGAGGCGGTGGACAGCTTCAAGGTACTCAAGCGGATCGCCCCGCTCGCCGCGCTGCCGGGCGACCTGATCGCCTTCCCCGGTTCCGAGGACGGGTGGGACAGCATCACGGTCGCGCTCGGGAATAGCCGGGTGCTCGGGTTCACCGAGCAGGCCGAGCGCGGCGCGTGCTCGATCATCCAAGCCAAGATCACCCTCGCCCTCGCCGCATGGAGCGTGATGCCGTGGCGAAAGTAGCCATCGCGGTCGGGGTCATCGCGCTTGCGGTCGTCGCGCTGCCGGTCGCGAGCGCGTTCCTGGCGGGAGCCACGCTCGGCGAGGCGGCGGCGATGGCGGCGGCGACAATCGGCGAATTCGCCGGGGCGCTGGTCGGCGCATCCGGCCCGCTGGCGGCAATCTCAGCATGGGGGACCGTTGCGCTTGGCGCATCCATTGCCTTGACGCCCTCGGCCCGCAGCGTGGGTCAGGGCGCGGCGGGCACGCAGGTCAACTTTCAGGCGGACCCGACTTCGGGCGTGCCGCTGACGCTCGGGCGCACCGGCACGGCGGGCAAGATCATCCATGCCAACACGACCGGCGCGAACGACAAGAACGCGCACATCTATTACCTCGTGGCGCTCAGCGGTGGCCCCATCGACGCGGTCGAGAGCTTCGCTTGCAACGACCAAATCTGCACCATGAACGGGGACGGGATCACCAGCGGCGGCGACATCACCGGCCCCGCGCCGTTCGGCGGGTCGATGGACATCCGGTGGACCCGTGGGCTCAAGCCCGAACCCGCCTACATGCAGCCGCCGGGCTTCCCTGCCGGGTGGGCTGCCGAGTGGACCCCGGACCATCTGACCAGCGGGGTCGCCTGCTCGTGGTGGACGCTGATTTACGCGACCAGCGCCTTTCCCTCCGGCATCCCCAAACCGACATGGGTGATCCGGGGACCGCCGGTCTACGACCCGCGCGCCGACGACACGGTCGGCGGCACCGGCTCGCAGCGGTGGGACGACGAGACGACGTGGGGTCATGCCGGGTACGACAACCCCTTCCTGCAAGCCCTGACCTACTGCATCGGGCGGCGCGACAACGGCAAGCTCACCTTCGGGATCGGCGCGCCGATCCAAGCCCTCGACATCAACGCCTTCGCCGAGGGTGCCGGGGTCTGCGAGGCGAATGCGTGGACGGTCGGCGGCGAAATCCTGTCGTCCGATCCGAAGTGGGATGTGCTGACGACGATCCTGCAAGCTGGCGGCGGCGAGCCGATCCGGCTCGGCGGGCTGATCTCCTGCGTGGTCCGTACACCCCGCACCGTGGTCGCCAGCCTGACCGGGCGGGACATCATCGGCAGCGCCGCGATCACCGGCAGCAAGGGCCGCAAAGATCGCTTTAATCAGATGATCCCGACCTACCGCAGCGAGGCGAACGGCTGGCAGATGGTGCCGGGCGGCGCGGTGACGGTCGACGAGTATGTGACGGCGGACGGCGAGCTCCGCAGCAAGGGCGGGACGTATGCCCTGGTGCAAGACGCGAAGCAGGCTGCCGAGCTCGCTTGCTACGACATTCTCGACGCCCGCGAATTCGAGCCGGTCACCCTGCCGGTCGGCCCGGCCTTCGGCGCGCTGATCCCTGGCGACGTGATCTCGGTCACCGAGCCAGAGTACGGCATGAGCGCACAGGAGCTCATGGTCGAGACCCGCGACATCGACGCGACGACCGGCACCGTCACGCTCACCTGTCGGTCGGAGACCCCGAGCAAACACGCCTATGCGCTCGGGCAGACCCCGAACCCGCCGCCGATCCCGAGCCTGACCCCGGTCGATCCGACCAAGGTGTATGACCCCGACACCGGCTCGTGGACCGCGACCGGCGGCATCCTGTCGGGCACGGACGGCAGTCAGGTCCCGGCGATCATCGTCACCGGCCACGTCGACGACGTGAACGTGTCCAACGTGCTCGTCGATATCCGGTTAGAGCTCGACGCCACGCCGACCTTCGGCGACTGGATGACCACGACGGCCCCGGCCAACGCCACCCGGATCGAGATCAGGGCGGTAATCCCCGGCGGCACCTATAACGTGCGGGTCAGGTACAAGACCGTCCGGCTGGTCGAGGGGATCACCGGGCTCGATCTCGGGCTGGTGACGGTCGGCACGCTGGTCTCGGGTGGGGTGACCGACATCGGCGGGCAGACCCCGCAAGAGCTCGTCGACCAACTCAATCAGACGACCGACCTCGGACAGCAGACGGCGGATCAGGCGGCGCAGACCGCGCAAGACCTGCTCCCGGTGAGCGACAGCGCCAACTACTCGAAGACCCGGATCGACCTGATCGGGTCGCTGATGCCGAATGGCTCGGCTTTCCAGCTTTCCGACACGACGCTCTTCGCGGACGGCTCGACGACATGGGGCGACTACAAGACCAGCCTGCAAACCAAGATCAACAACAACACCGCCGCGATCTCGACCGAGCAGAGCGCGCGGGTCAGCGGTGACCAAGCCAACGCCACCTCGATCAGCAACGTCTCGACCACGGTCGACGGGCACACGTCGTCGATCACGACGCTGCAACAGTCGGTCAACGGGCTGAATGCGCAGTACGTCCTATCGGTGAACGCGGGCGGCGAGGTCGCCGGGATGAAGCTGGCGGCGGGCGGCGGCGTGTCGAGCATCGCCTTCATCGCCGGAGAGATCGGCTTCTCGGACGGGACGTCGAATGTGTTCCCGCTGGCGGTGGTCGGCGGCAAGGTGATCGCCACCAACTTCCAAGCCGACGACATCAAGGCCAACACGATCACCGCCAACATGATCATCGGCGGCGCGGTGACCGCGACGGTCGTCACCCCCGGAAGCGGCGTGACCAACACGCCCAACGTCGAGGTGAACGACCTTCAATTCAATTACACCAGCATCGGCGGGGATCACCTGATCGACGTCTATGGCGAGATCGCCACGCTGACCAGCAGCCCGGCGGGCACCCTGTTCCGGCTCTACTGCGACGGCACGGTGATCACGCAAGGCTCGGTTTGGTGCCCCGGCAGTTGGGGCGGCACCGGCCTTAGCTTCCCGTTCGCGCACCGGCCCGGCGCGGGCGCGCACACCTATCTGCTCACGCACACCGGGACCGGCGGCAGCGGCTCGTCGCAGATCAACCGCACCGAGGTCGTGCTGACCGAGCTCAAGCGCTAGGTCTAAACCCGTTTACACGCATGGAGGCCGCGCAATGATGCCCGGCACTTTCCCGCTCGCGATCTATCGCGGCGACACCTCGACATGGACCTTCGTCCTGTGGGGCGACGCGGCGAAGACGGTGCCGGTCGATCTCAGGCTGTACGCGGTGAAGGCGGAGATACGCGACCGCCCTGGCGGCACGATCATCGTTCCGCTCGATCTCGTGGTGACCGGCAACATCATCGACGCGACCCTGACGCCGACCGCGTCGCGCACCGTCCCGGCAAGCGGGCGGTGGGACCTGCAACTCACCGATCAAACGGGTCGGATCATGACCATCCTTGCCGGTCCCGTGAAGGTGACCGGCGACATCACCGACAGCACCGGCAGCCCGCTCGCACTCAGTACGAGCCGCGACCAGCCGGTCGGCTTTGAGCGGGGTTTGCAGCCATGAGCGATACCGAAGTTCTGGACGTCGTCACCTCGCCGGTCGTGATCGTCGATGTCTTCGCGACGACAGGTCTGGAGGGTCCGGAGGGGGCTGCCGGATCGACCGGCCCGCAGGGTCCGCAAGGGGTGCAAGGCATCCAAGGCCCGCCGGGTCCGCAAGGCCCGTCCGGCGGTCCGCAAGGTGATCCCGGCCCGATGGGTCCGCAGGGCGCAGTTGGCCCGGCTGGCGCTCCTGGCGCGACCGGCCCGCAGGGTGTTCCCGGCCCCACGGGTCCGCAAGGTGATCCCGGCACGCCCGGCGGTCCTGCGGGTCCGCAAGGGGTGCAAGGTCCGCAGGGTATCCAAGGCCCGAAAGGCGATCCCGGTCCGGCGGGTCCGAGCGGTCCTGGCTCCGGCGACATGCTGGCGACCAACAACCTGTCGGATGTCGCGAGCGCGCCGACCTCGCGCGGCAACCTCGGGCTCGGCAACGTCGACAACACCAGCGACGCCAACAAGCCGGTCAGCATCGCGCAGCAGGCGGCGCTCGATGGCAAGGAAACGGTCGGCCTTTATTACCAACTGACCCGCCCGGTCGACCCAACCTATACGCTGACGGTCGGCGACCGGGGCGCGCTCATTCTCCCGAACAACACCGCCGATAACTGGATCGTCGTGCCGCCCAATTCGGCGGTGCCGCTACCGATCCGGACCCGGATCGACATCGTGCAATTGGGCGCGGGACAGACGGCATTCTCGGCGGGCGCGGGCGTCACGCTCTACAGCGCGGGCGGCAAGCTCGGGCTGAGCGGGCTCTATTCCGGCGCGACGCTGACGCAGGTCGCACTCGACGTGTGGGTGCTGGTCGGCGATCTCGTCGCCGCCACCGTCGGCAGCCCTCCCGCCTATCCGGCGTCCATCGTCACGGCGGGATTGCAGGCGGTCTATGACCTCCGGAACGGCGGGACCGGCCCGCGTAGCGGCTACACCAACGGCGTTTGGGCGGGCGCAATCGACGCCTACCTCAACCCGTTTTTCCTGATCGGCAACGATGGCGCGCTGTGGGCCGATGTGGCGTGGTTCGGCGCGGGCGCGACGACGGTGGTCTCGAATTACAAGTTCAAGGGTGCGCCGCCGATCCACGTCTACAACAGCAGCCCGGCGACCGCCGGGACCTTCATCCTGCAAGACTGCGACACGTCGAACGGCGTCATCTTCCCGTGCGACACCAACGGCAACATTCAGGCCGCGAACACCGCCCTAGTCGTCAAGACGCTGTATTGCCTCTACGACGGCGGGTCGTGGTTCATGGGCGCGGGCGACTTCACGTCGGATCACTGCCGCTACAAGAACCAACCGAACATCATCGGGTCAGTCGGCTTCGACAACCCCGGCGGCGCGCACGTCGCCTTTACCAACAATTACGTCAGCGGAGGCGGCTGCAACCCGTCGCCCAACCAGCACGTCGAGCTAACCCAATTCGTCAAGCTCTCAGCCCCGACCGGTTCGTGCTCGTTCACGGTCCAAGGCAACATGATCGACATCAGCCAGGACGGTCAGCCGAACGTGCCGCCTTGGGGTTCCGGGTGGACGGGCGTCGAAAGCATCGGCGCTTACACGACGACGGTGATTAGCGGCAACGTGATCATCGGCCTGACGGCGGTGAACAATAACCCGGCCAACCCTGGCGTCGTCGGCTGCGTCATCGCCTATGGCGCAGGCTCGATCCTGTCGATTGGCGGCAACGTCCTAGAGCCAGGATCGGAAGGCTACGGTCACAATCAGTCGAGCGGCGACACGACCGTCCCGACCTTGACGTCGAACAATTGGGACTTCGCGACCGGGCGGGTGTTGGTCGCCGCCGACTTCAAGAAGGCTCCGCCGCCACCCCCGCCGCCGCCAACACATCACCCTTACGGTCACTGACCGATGCGCCCGATTGGGTTCTATCCGCACGGCCCGCCGCCGGTCGCTCTGGCGCTGGTCGACAGCGTCGCGATGGGCGACGCGCTGACGCTGGCGCGGCAGATCAGCCTCGCGCCGGTCGATAGCGTCGCGATGAGCGACGCCGTGGGTGTGTCCATCCCCTTGCTCGTGTCCTATCTCCTGGCGGCGGGCGGCGGCGGCGGCGGCGGGGCCAATGGCGGCGCGGGGGGCGGCGGCGGCGCGGGCGGCTGTCTCACCGGCTCGGGGCTCGCCTTGAGCACTGGATCATATCCCGTCACGATTGGCGCGGGCGGCGTGGGGGCTCTCAATAATCCGATCTATGGCGCGAACGGTGGAAACTCCACATTCGCGGGGTTGACCTCAGTTGGCGGCGGCGGGGGTCCGCCTAGCGGCGCAAACGGGCGAGCGGGCGGCTCGGGTTCTGGCGGCTCGAATGGGGCGACAACCCCCGGAGCCGGAACGGCGGGACAAGGTTTTGCCGGGGGCGGCGGGACGACCGGCTCAAACATCGCGGGGGGCGGCGGCGGCGCGGGCGGCGTGGGGTCGGGTTATATAGGCGGACCCGGAGGTGCGCCGGGGGGCGCGGGGATCACAAGCGCCATTAGCGGAGCGTCCGCGACTTACTGCCAAGGCGGAGACAGCCAATTAGGGAACCCGAATAACGTGGTCGGAGGTGGCGGCTATGCGGGAAGTACCTCGGGAACTAACGGGGCGGACGGGAAAGACGGAATTTTGATTATCAGTTACCCCGGAGCCGCGAAGGCGACCGGGGGAACCATCACCACGAGCGGCGGAAATACGATCCACACCTTCACGGCAAACGGGACGCTCACCGTTGGATGAGTTGCGGATCACCAAGGGCGCAGCCCGCTACACCGCCAACTTCACGCCGCCGATCACACCCTTCCCGGAGACCTAACCATGCAGGATGTCGTCAACCTGACCGGACGGCTGCGGCTCGAATTGATCCGCGCCGATGGCAACCGAGAGCGCCGCGAGATCGACAACCTCGTGGTGACCTCTGGCAAGGCGGTGGTCGCGGATCGCATGAAAGCCGCGCCCGCCAAGAACGCGATGAGCAACGCAGCGGTCGGCACCGGAGCGACCGCGCCAGCGGCGGGCGACACGACGCTCGGGGCCGAGGTCGCCGGGTCGCGCACGGCGGTCGCGTTGGCGGTGGCGGGTGCGGTGCTGACCTACACCGCCAGCCTCGGGCCGGGGGTCGGGACCGGAGCGCTCACCGAAGCCGGTCTCTTCAACGCGGCGGCGGCGGGCGACATGCTGGCGCGCACGACCTTCGCGGTGATCAACAAGGCGGCGGGCGACACGCTCAACGTGACGTGGACGGTTACAGTCGGTTGATACCCCCATGCTCCGCATTCACCACAGGCACGACATCAATCTCCGGTTCGTCACCCCGCTCAAGCTGGTGGTCTTCGATCCGGAGCACCCCCAACCGCCCGAGCCGCCGGGACCGGTCGCCCTAGTCACAGCGAGGCTCGACGGCGGCTTCGCGTTCACAGCGAAGGGACCAACAATGGCTTATGTGTTGCCGGACGGGATGCAGACCAAGCTCTCGATCAGCTACGTCGACGCCGAGGGCAACCCGGCCTCGGTGGATGGCGCGATCCATTGGGAGAGCGCCAACCCGAACATCGTCGACGTGTTCACCGACAGCGACGACGACACGACCCACGCCACGGTGCAGGCCAAGACGCTCGGCACGACGCAGGTCGTCGCCAGGGCCGACGCCGATCTCGGGGACGGCACCCGCGAGATCATCACCACGCTCGATGTCGAAGTCGTCGCGGGCGAAGCGGTCGCCGGGACAATCACCCCGACCGGCGCGCCCGAGCCAATCCCCTAGGAAGCCGCAGGACGGCCTTCGAGCGGTCGCGGCCACTGCCCTAGCCGCGACCGGCTCAAAGGGGCCTAGGCGAGCGTCCTAGCGCCCCGGTTTCGCGGGCTCGCCGCTCCTGCACCCTGCGCCCCTGGTCGAAGACCGCCTTCGAGGCGAGCCCGGCCCGCACCAGCCGCCGACGCTCCTCGCGCGGGAGCTTCGCGTAAGACAGGCCGCAATCGAAGCTGCGGCAGATCGCCGGTCGTCGCTGATAGACCGTGCAGCGCCCCACACCCCCCACCTCCCCGAAATAGATGCAGTCCCCGTTGGGTTTGTGCTTGAGCATGTGCGCGAGCTCGCCGGTCATCGGGTGCGTCGTCGCCTCGGTGTCGTAGGTCGACACCACATCCCCAAACTCGGGATGCAAAATGATGGTGTCGTTCTTGCAGCAATGACCGGGACAGGTCGCGCACTCCGGCAGGCTGGCGACGGCGGGATGTCGCCGAGGCTGGCGGCGGTCGAGCACGGTGGTCATCCGGTCCTCACTTCGGCGGCGCGATCCCCCAACTGAAATGCGTCTCGCGCATCTGTTGGCGCAAGGGGCGTTGATCCGGCCCGAAGCAGAAGTCGGGCGCGCCGACGAAGCCATCGTTGCGCACGAGCTCGGGGTGCTTGGCGACCTCGAAGCGCGAGGCGTCGGGCGTGAAGATGTACGACGTGCCCGGCGATTGGCCGATGGCGATAAGGCAATTCCAGCGCTCGGCGATGGTCGCAAAGGCGGTCTGATGCCACAGCGTTTGCCACGCCAGGGGCCGCGCCGGATCGGGGTGGACGGTGACCACGCCCGGCCACACGTCGAGGTCGTTGACCGCGAGCAGGAAGCCGCAGTCGGCGGGCCGCATCCATTCCGGCAGGAGCTTCTCGTCGATGCGCCAGATGCAGAAGAATTCCCGGCAGACGCGCGGGCGGTCGGCATAGATCGAGCACGACCGGCCCGCTGCCCCGATTAGCTTGTCGCAGGGCACGCCCGGCGGCTTGTGGAATTCCTTGATACCCGGTGCCGTGCAGCACAGGTCGCAGCCGTCGCACGACCGGCCCGGCGGCAGCGCGGCGTTGATCTTCGCCATGCGCTTCGCCTTCATCCTGGCGAGCGGGTCGACCATCAGTGCATCGACGGCGGCTGCGGCGGATAGGCGTCGATCAGCCCGCCATACGTCGCCATGAAGTGCCCGGCGGCTGCGCGGAAGTGGGCGACCTCGGTGTCGAGCTCGACCCTGATCTTCGCGAGCTCCTTGAGGTCTTCGCGCATCGACCAGTTCACGACGAGCAGGTTGGCGACCCCGACCGGCATCCAGATCACCGACACGAAGAGCGCGCCGCCGAGGCTCAGATGGTGACCGGCCCACACGCGCATCGCGGTCAGGAACCACGCGGCGCACCAGCCGACCGCGAACACGAGATTGAAGACCCCGAACCATTTGACCAGTCGAGCACGCCCGCTCATTCAGACCGCTCCAATTTCACAAACTGGATGATCTCGATGTGCGGATGGAAGGCGTATGCGCCGGTCTGATAGAACAGCACGGCGCTGGCGATCACCTGTTCCTCGGTCTCTGTCTCGGTCGCGAAGCTCGGTAACCCGCCGATTGTCAGGGTCGACATCATGCCGGTCCAGCCGATCCAGTCGGGCTCGCGGCTCAATTGATCGTCCGTTCTGGCATCAGGTCGGCGAGCGCCCCGCCGAAGTTCTGCATGTCATCGCCCTCGATGGGCTCAAGCTTGCGCACGCCGCCATTGCGGCCCCGGATGATCCGCTGCGTGCGGGTGATCACCCGCCCTTTCCCCTCAACGACCAGCGTGAACACCGCCTCGATCCGCGCAGGGTCGGCGGCGATGTCGCCGTGCGTATAGCTGGCGTCGTGCTCGGCGATGGCGTCTTCCACGGTCTGACCTTCCGGTGCGGGCTTTTTGAGCAACCACACCTCGCTCCAAATGGCGTAACGCGCGGCGCTCAGTTGGATCATCGCCTGACGCAGCGCTGATAGGACGATCATGCGCTGCGGGTTCGATCCCCAAGGGCACTCGATCAAGTAAAAGTCTTCGCCCTCCTCGGGCTCAATCAAGCAGGTCTGCACGATCTCGCCCTTGGGGTTCTTGCGGAAATAGTCGGCGTGTCGCGCGGCGATCTCGTCGGCGAGTTGCTCTGATGTCCGGTTCATTCGGCATCCGGCAGCGGTTGCTCGCCGTATTCTTGCAGCGCGAGGCTCCAAGCGTAGACGCCGAGTTGCTGGATCGTCAGACCCTCCCGCGCGGCGAGCGCCTTGACGCGCTCCCGGTTGGCATCGGTGACGCGGGTGACAATCTGCACCGCCGACACCTTCGAGGAGGTCGGTGAGGGCCTCTGGACGGGCTTTTTCGCGGCGGCAGTGGCGGAGCTCATATCTCGGTGTTCCTTTGGTTGTTTGCAATGCTGTATGTAGAGCCGCAAGCACCGATTTGCAAGCACTCGCGGCGCGGCATTAAGGCCCGAGCAGCGCGGCTGTATGTGCGCGCCTCGCGGATCAGATTTGTCAGCCTGACAGGCTCCCAAGCGAAGGCGTGACCGGCCTCGATCCGGTCGTGCAGCGCACGGGCTTCGTCGAGCCTGCGCCACATGATGCGGCGGGCGTGCTCGGCCCGCTGCGCGGCGTTCGGCACCGACCGTGGCGCGGGCTCGCGGGCGGGCTGGTGCTTGCGTGGGGTCAGCGCCTCCGGCTCCCAAACCAAGGTCGACCCGCGTCCGCCCTTCGCCCATCCGGCGATCCTGGCGGTCCACACGGCCCCGCGCGGGTGGGTCACCCGGATCACGGTGTCGAGCCCGAGCTCGGCCCTGGCCTGCTCGGCAGCCCGGCGGGCTTCGTCGCGGGTGACCGCGCCGCCCGACCGGCGCTCGCCGGTCGTCGGGCTGACCGCCTCCCAATCGTATAGGTTAGGCATTGGCAGCGCGCTCGATGCCGAGCACCACGCCGCCGCGCGTGAAGACGTCAGCCGCGTCGTGGTCGGCGTCGATCTCAGCGAAGCCGCCCGCGTAGGTGTGGAAGATCACCGCCTCGCCGAGCGTGGCGAAGGTCTCGCCGGTCAGGCGCTTCGCGAAGGTGACGGGGCAGGTTTCGTAAGAGGCGTACATCGGGTCGGTCCTGTGTGGTGCGGGGCGGTGCGCCCCGGTGTTGAGAGGATGTTTAAACGCCTGCACGCACACTTGCAAGCGATGTGTGCGTGCAGCTATCGTTTTGTCGCACCCGGCTCAGCCCTCCCCTTCCGGCACCGCGTCGCCATCGCCGAGCTCGTCGTCGAGCCCCTCGACCGTCATCGGCACGAGGTGCTTCGGGCAGATCGGCGCGCCGACTTCGACGATCCACTTGCGGGCGAGGCGCACCGTGTAGCCGCAGCCGTCACAGTCGCAGGTCGCCTTGATCATGCGGGCGGTCTGTTTCTTGGGCGCGGCGACCGCGCGCATCGCGACCAGCATCGCGTGCGGGTAACTGCCGACCCGGTCGAGGTGCGGCTGCGTCCACTCGACGAAGCTGGCGGTCGGCACCGCGCTCGTGAAGGGCGCGACGTGCCCGAGCTTTTTCATGACCATCTGAAACGGCTTGCCGTGCCCGGCTTCGGGGATCGCGGCGTGCGTGAGCTCGTGCGCCAGGATCGCGGCGATGGTCGGGATGTCCGCCTCGACCGGGCTGATGAAAATCTCGGCGTGCTTGTCTTCCGAGGCTTCCGCCGACCAGCACTGACCGCGCACGCGGGTCTTGCCGCCCATCTCGCCGCCCCGGCTCGGGAAGCCGCAGGTCACTCGGACGGGGGGGAAGGTCAGGCCGCAGCGCGCGGTCATCTCGATCATGAAGGCGGCGGCGAGTTGGTTGAGCCAGTCCTCGCGCAAGCGGATCGCGCTGGTCGCGGCGGCGGGGGCTTTGGTTTCGGTGGAGGGCATGAAGTCAGGTCTCTCGTGTGCGTTTGAACGTGAGAACCTGTTTACACCATACGCAAACACCGCTGCAAGCATTCTTTGCAAGCAGCGGTGTCGCGTGGGTGTCGCACCTTCCGGTCAGGCGGCGACCTTGGCGATCCGGTAAACCAGCCCGGCGTCGGTCTTCTCAGCGGTCACCGACAGGCCGAGTTTGACCTTGATCGCGCCCGCGATGGCCCCGCGAACGGTGTGCGGCTGCCAGCCCGTCGCGGCCTGCATCTGCGCGTTGGTCGCGCCCTCGGGTCGCTGCATCATGCCGATCACCTGACCGAGTTTGCCCTTCGGCAGACCGTCGCCGTTGTCGGCGATCTTGCGCTCGCCCTTCGCCTTCGCGGTCTTGGCAGGCTTCGCCGCCTTCGCCTTCGGAGCGTCGGCCTGTGGCGCGGCGGTCGGCGCATCCGCCGCCGGGTCTTCCGGCGCGGCGGGTGCGTCCTGGGCGAGTACTTCCCAGGCAAACTTGTCGGCGTCGATCTCGGTCACGCGGAAGTGGACCCCGCTGATCTTGTCGCCGCCGAGCGCGACCCGCGCGGCGCGGGCGGCGTTGCTGCGGTTGGTGTAGGTGGTGATCTCAGTCGCTTCACTCATAGTCGTCTCTTTCGTGTTTTGCGGCGGGGCTGCCCTTCGCAGCCCCTTGTGTTGATCGGCGTGTAAAGCGGTGCTCACATAGTTGCAAGCATTGCCTGCAAGCTCGCGCCGGATTATCACACTTGGTCGTAGGGGTTTCGCTTGCCGGTCGGCTGCGGCGGGAGGTGGGTCACGTAGACCGTTTTCGGGTCTTGGTTGGTCACCGACCACACCAGCGCCACGACCCACCCGACCAGTGTCCACCCGAGGAACACGTCGAGCAGTAGGATCGGCAGAAATTGCGAGTGTTCGCGGAACGCGGCGATGATGGTCGGCAGGAAGTAGAGCGCGACAAGGAAGATCAGGATCAGGGACATCGGGTCAGGTCTTTCAGATTGTTTCAGGGTTGGTGATGTGGATCATGTTGCGGCGGTCAGCGGGTGGTGTACCGCGCGGCGACAGCGCGCCAGAGCTCGGCGTCGGTGCGGAAGGGGTCGGTGGCGATGTGCTCGGCAGCCAGGGCGGCGACCCGCGCCAGGGTCGCGCCTGCGCCGAGCTCCTGCCAGAAGGTCGTGCCTTTGGCGGTGTGCTTGAGCACCGCGACCCGGTAGAGCCAGCGGGTCTGCGCGGTGAAGGTGGCGATGTAGGTCCGACCGTCGAGATCGAAGATCACCGAAATGTCGGATGGCGTGGTGCGGACCTCGATGCCGGTCGGAGCGAGGCTGGAATTGCGGGGCATCAGCGCGCCGGAGGTGGGGCGCTGTGGATAGCCACGGGGTTGCGTTCCCCGTTGTGCTGCCCGATGGCGTAGATCGCCGCGCCTGCGGCCATGAAGGCGGCGGCGGCGCTCACCAGTGCGGCGACAGCCTTCCACGGCTCCCACCGGCCTTGCGCGGCCTTGAGCACCGTGTCGGCGGTCAGGTTCAAGCGTTTGAGATCGGCGTCGGTCATCTGTGTCTTTCGTTGCTGTGTGAGAGCGTATCTAGAGGCTCGCACACACGTTTGCAAGCACCTATGTATGCGCTTGCTGTTTTGCCACACCCCCGACCGGCCAATGCATCAGGTCGTCGGCGGTCCACCCCCATCGCTCCGACGCCGCCAGGAGATCGCGCGCCTCGGGCTCGGTGATCTCGATCCCACGCCGCCAGAATTCCACAGCCAGCCAGGGGCGCTCGGGCGCGAAGCGGTGGGTGCCTTGCGGCCTGACCTCGAAGGCGACCCGCCGGGTGCGCGCCAGGACGAAGAACGGCGGTTGTTCGGGTATCATGCTTTCCTCGGCGAGCATCCGCATGTGCGGGGGCCACTTGCCGTGCTTGGCGAGCGTGGCGTCGATCCGTTTCGAGTAGCGCCCGGCGATGTAGGGGCAGACCTTGAGCGCGTAGGTCGCGCAGGCTTTATGCATCGGCCCGTCGATGAACGCCCCGGCCTCGTGGAACGCGCCGCCGGGACCGCCGACCAGCCAGATGTCGCGCTCCAACTTCTGTCCGCAGATGCCGCACAGCTTTTGCCGGGCGGTCTTGTTGACCTTCACGGTATCGTTGATCACGAAGAACGCCCGCCCGGTGAGATCGCGTTGCACGATGAAGGGCACAGGGTAGCCGCGTGCGTCCTTGGCGAGCAGCCGCATTTTCGGCGGGACCTCGATGGTGGCGACCGGCTTCATTGCGCGTCGGCCCCGGCGTACTGGCGTGCGATGCGCGCCGAGATGCTCCGGTTCTGGACCCCGACCTCGTGGCCGTCGCCCCGGATCATGGCGACGCTGCCGTCCGGAAAGCGCCAGGGAAACCCTTCACCCTCGCCGGACCATGCCTCGCAAGGTTGGTCGGAAAGCTGCCGCGCCCCGAGCCGGGTCGCGAAGTCGATGGCGGTGATCCCGCGCTCCCAGGCTTGGTCGGCGACGCGGGCGCGGAAGTTGTCGGCGTTGGTGGTCATTGGGTGTGTCCTTCGTTGCTGGTGATGGTGGCGGGCGACAGGCCGCGCTCGGTTAAGTCTTCGACGTAGGCGGTGACGCACTGCATCACGTCGCTCCAGTCGGTGCAGGAGTGCGCGCCGCAGCACGGGTCATCCTCGCCGTCTTCGTCGTACACGCCGTCCGGTCCGTAGACCCACCATAGGTAGCCGCAGCCGTCGTGCTCGCGGTCGATCCTCAGACCCCACGCGCGGGCCAGTTTCTGCGCCCTGTAGCGGGCTGACGCCTTGACGCGGGCCTGGGCGCTAGGCGGCGGTTTGCGGGCCTCCTGCGGGATCGTGACGCCCTCGGGCGCGTGAACCTCGATCACCCGCTCGACCCGCGCCCGGCGCTTCACGCTCGGGTGGTCGATCCCGACCACATCGTTCGTGCGCCCGCAGGCGTAGCGGTTGCCGCTGACGACCTGAAAGTGGTTCCCGGCGATCAGCAGGAAGACCCGCCCGCCTCGTTTGCCGTGCGTGGCGCTGAGCCACTGCGCGAAGGTCGGCTTGCCCGTCAGCGTGGCGCGGCGCGTCGAAAAGATGCCGCAGCGCCCGAGCGCCATCATCACCGCGACCGGCGAAGTCCCCTTGACCTGTTCTGCGCCGCTGACCTTGCGGATCAGCCGGGCGGCTTCGCCGGTCCCCATCCCGGTCAGGATCGAGATCGCGGACGGGCCGCAGTAGCGGTTGCGGTCGCCCTTGGGGTGCAAGGGCTTCCGGAGTTTGAGCGCGGCGGGCATCAGGCGTCGAACCTGTCGCCGGGCGTGTGGAAGTAGATCGCGACCATCAGCCGGGCCATTGACGGCTGATCGGTGAGCTCGGCGGCGAGGCAGAGAAGCGCCCCGACGTAATCGGCGGTTTGGCGTTGCAGGTAGGTCATGTGTGTCTCTCGGTTGCCTAGGGTTGTTGCGGGCCGGAGCGTCGAGGCCCCGACCCGTGAGGGTTAGATGTAGTTGTTGCGGGCGAGGTACTCGACGAGCTCGAAGTACGACCGGCTCTCCTTGATCTTGCCGGTCATGCGCCCGTCCCGGTCGCGGATGTTGATGTAGTACCGGAACCCGGTCTCGCCTTGGAGCTCGCCGATCAGCGGGGCGGCTGCGCGCTCCTGGCGCTCAAGCCGGGCAATCGTGCGGGCCTCGGCAGCCATCCGGCGGTTGTGGCTGATGTCGCTCTGCCGGTCGTCTTCGTAGGGGTGGCGGGTCATGTCGGTTGCCGTGTGTGCGTTGTTGTTGAGACCCTTGTGCGGGATGCAGTCAGAATGTGCAAGCACAAACTGCACGCACTATCCATTTTGTCGCAGGTCAGGCCCCCTCGATCCTGATGTGCTCGACGTGCCGGGCGTTGACCCACCCGCTGCCGCGCCCGAAGTAGTCGGTGCCCTGGTAAGACGGCATGAGCTCGCCCCGGCGGGTGGAGCTCACGAGCCCCTCGGCGACCAGCGCGGCGAGCGCGACCTGACCGCGAGCCCCGAGGTCGGCGGCGTTGGTATCCCATACCGGCGCGCCGTAGCGCTCGGCCTTCCAAGCCAGGACGTCGAGAATGTGAGCCCGCCACGCGGCGGCGCTCGATCCGGCGCGGTGGGGGTACGGCGTCCTCACAGCCGCACCTTCTGCCCGGTGATCATGTCGACGACCGTCTTGCCTGTGCCGAAGGCGGCGCGCATTTCGTACATCTCCTCGGCGCTCGGCTTCCAGTCCTTGCGCGCCTCGCGGTACTCGGCGATTGCGGCGCGCTGGTCAGCGTCGTGCGCGGCTTGTTGACCGGCAGGCAGGGCGACGAAAGCTTCCTTGAAGCTCGACGGCGGGACCGGGCGACCGTTCGACTGCCAGTAGAAAACGCCGTCGCGAACGTCGGCCTCATTGGCGAGCCAGTCGCGCAGGCGGTCGACGTCGCGCTGCATCCAAGCGAACCGGACTTCGACCGGCAGGGTTTCGAGGGTGTTCATGTGTGTGTCTCCGTTGTTGAGACCATGTGTAAACGGCTGCACACACACTTGCAAGCGCTGATGTGTGCAGCCGACCATTTTGTCGCAGGGGCGACTAGCGCGCCGCCTCCCACGTCGCGCGGTCCACTTCGACGACCGGCGCGACGAAGGTGCGGATCGTGGCGCGGGCGGCGGTCACCTTGGCGAGATAGGCAGCCTTGCCGCCAGCGTCGCGCAGGCGCTCGGCTTGCCAACGGAAGAATTGCGGGGTTGCCCCACCACGCGGGCGGGTGGTGATGCGCTTAAAGTCCGCAACACCGGCCCACTGGTTTGCATTGGTTTCGGCGGCGGCGCGGGCGAGCGCCTCGGTGCCAGCGAACCCGGCGCTAAACTGACCGTCAGCGGCGACGGTCTTCCATGCGAAGGCGTAGGCGCGGCGGTCACTGCTACGGGCGAGGGTCTTGCCGTCCGAGAAGGTGGCGACGAAGTAGGCGGTGGGCTTGGTCATGTGTCTGTCTCGTTTGTTGGTGCGTTGTTGTTGAGACAGTGTTTAAACGCCTGCACGCACGAGTGCAAGCGTCTCGTGCGTGCATATGCTGTTTTGTCGCACCCTACTTCGGGCAGGCTTTCTCGCAGTCGGTGCAGATGCAGGGGACGGCCCGCTTGACCGCCTTGAGCGCCTCCACAGCCCCGCCGAAGCTGCGGCTGTGCTCGACGTTCTGCGGGTTCCGGTCGCCGTAGTGGTCGACCCATGTGTGCCCGTCGACGAGGTGGACGAAGAACCGACCGGGGTCCATGCCCTCGCCCTCGACCTCCTCGACCAGCGGGTGCGCCTTGAGCTCGCGCATCGCCTTCGAGCCCCAATTGATCCAGTCGCCCTGCATCACGCGGCCCCCCGGCGAGCCAGGAGCGCAGCCGCAGCGCCCGCGCCGTGGATACGGTCGTAACCGGCGTGATAGGCCGCGAGCTTGCGGGCCTGCATCACCTCGGCGCACCGGTCGTAGCTCTCGCCCGCCGGGAAGCCTTCGGAGCCCTCACGCCACACGATCACGTCGTGACCGTGCTTGATGGTCGCGCCGGGGCCGTAGAAGCCCGCGAGGGCGGCAGCCGCCTCCGGCTCCTTGCACGCCGCCTGATAGGTCTTGTCGCAGTCGTAGACCTTCCATTCCGTGTGCGCGAAGTAACCGTCGTGCCAGCGGTCGATCTTGGCGTCGGTGTCGTGGTCGTGGTTGTCGTGGGTCATGTGTCTCTCGTGGTCTCGTTTGCGGTTGGGTTAGGCGAAGCTGCGGGCGAGCGCCGCCAGGGCGCAGCGCTTCGTGGCGAAGTCGTTGAGGTATTCCCGGCTCTTGCCCTGGCGGGTTTCAAACAGCAGCCAGCTACCATCAGGGAAGCGCTCAAGCTCGAAGCCCTGGTCGTTGGCGCGGACGTCATAAACGCCAGTGTTGATGCGGGTGACTTTCAGGGCGGCGGCGGTCATGTGCGTGTCTCCGTTGTTGAGACCCTTGTATGGGATGCACACACATCCTGCAAGCACAAAATGCAAGCGCATGTCATTCTGTCGCACCCCTCATGCTCGTGAGGGTGGCTCCGGCGGGGCGGGGATGACAGATTGTCGCACTCGGGCGCAAATTCGGGGGCATTTGTAGCACAACACCCCATCGAGATAAGGTTAATTCGTTGGTTTGATTGAGTAAATCGGTCTGCTACCGGTTAACGGTTCCAGTAGCGCGTCTACCGAGAGGGACAAGGGGTGTTCCCCTTGCTCTCTAAGGGGGAAATGCCCAAAATAGGGCCTTAAGCGTCCATATGCGTCCATACCCGTGACCTTTCATTCGGGGGCAAATTCGGGGGCATTTTGGGACACCTAAACCGAGGGAAAGACACCGTTGCCGACCGTTAAAATCACCATCAAACCGCCCGTCGATATCGCCAAACTTCCACCCGGAAAGCACCCGGTCGTTGGGGTTCCTGGCCTCCGCTGCGTGGTGCGCGGCGGGTCGCGGATTTGGGAATTCCGCTACACGATGCCGGGCGATGCGAAAGAGCGTTATCTCCCGCTCGGGCCGTTCTCGACGGCGTTCGGGCTCTCCCGCGCGATCAGCGCCCGCCACGCCGCCGCCGAGCTCGTGAAGGACAACAAGTGCCCGAAGCAGGAGCGCGAGAAGGATGAGAGCGCGGCCCGACTGGCGCGGCTCAAGGCCGACAGCGCGCCGACCTATCGGCAGTATGTGCTCGGGCTGAAAGCCGACATGCCGAAGAACCCGCGCAGCTACGCCGCCGCGATCCGCTACGGCGTGACCCTGCTTGGCCCACTCGCCGATCTCAAGCCGCACGAGATCACCACCGAGGGTCTCGCCGAGGCGCTGCGGCCCCACTGGCACAAGCGCGGCGCGATCACCGAGGCGACGAAGTACGTCTCCCGGTTCCTGCGCATGGCGCGCGAAGACCGGAAGATCACCGACCCCTATTGGGCGAACCCATGCAGCCTCAAGACCCTGCGCCGCATGGTCGGCGAGCTCGCTGAGAAGCGGCACCGGAAAGCGGTCTCCATCGAAGACCTCCCGGCGCTCCTGGCGGCGCTGCGCCGGGGCCGCAACGACTGCGGCGACCCGCTGACGTTCCTTGTCGTCGAGTTGATCATCCTGACCGCGCTCCGGTCGACCGAGGTGACCCAACTGCGTTGGTCCTACGTCGACCGCGAGCGGAACGTCCTGGCGATCCCGCGCGCCGAAATGAAAGGCGACATGAAAGGGGCCGACAAGTCGGTGACCCACTTCGAGGTGCCGCTCACGCCGCAGATGATCCGGGTGATCGACCGGGCGCGCTTCCTCGCGCCGCCGAAGACCGACGACGCGCCGATCTTCCCGTCGCGGGCTTCACTCAAGGACGAGTTCTTTGACGACGGGACGATCCTCGATGTGCTGGCGACCCTCGGCTTCCGCGACGAGGACGCCGCGCCGGGCGACAAGGAAACCATCCACGGCTTCCGGACCCTGTTCACCGATTGGGCTCGCGCTCAGACGCGCCCGCAGATCGGTGACGACGGTCGCCCGCTGGTGATCGACGGCGAAGAGATGACCGACTTCCGCTGGTCGAAGAGCCTCGTGCTGATGTGCATCGCGCACGTCGAGAAGGATCAGAGCGACCGGGCTTACGCGCGGACCATGCCGAGCGCGCCCCGGCGCGGCGTCATGTCGGCTTGGTCGACGTTCTGCGATCCGGTCGCGTCGAATGACGATCAGCCTCTCCCGGCGGATGTCTATGCGCCCGCTCATAAGCGCGGTCGGCGCAGGCTTTGAGGTCGTCCCGGTGGATGTGCTGGCGACCGGCGAGCTTGAAGGGCGTGAGCTCACCGTCACGGATGAGCTCGTAAAGGCTCGACCGCCCGATCCCGAGCACGACGCTGGCCTCGTCCATAGTGTAAGCGAACCGCTCGACCACGACGGGCTTGCTCTTGGCCCTGCCGGGTTCTTTTGCACTCTGCATCAATCCCGTCCCCTAACTCGTGGTCCGCAGCACGACCTCGTGGTCGGCGGCGAACCGGTAAATGCTGTCGAGGAGCTCGGCGAATTCCCGCACTCGTAGAGCGCTCGACGACACGTTCAAATTCACAAAGCCGCGCCCATCCAGCGCGGGCACCATCCGCGACCCCCGGTCCATGTTCGCCAGAAACAGCAGCTTCCAGTCGTCGGCGGGAAGGTGCTGCCCGTGCCAGGGCAGTTGCTCGGCGATCTCGGTCAGCGCCGCCCACATCGCGGCGTTCTGCGCGACGGTGCGCTTGTCGCGGGGTTGGAAGATGACCAGCGTGCCGGGGTCGGCGTTCCAACACCACGTCGCGGCCTTCTCGCGGGTGTTGGGGCCGAGCAGGCGGATCGCGGCTTGCGGCATGGCTCACGACCCCGCCGACGCCTCACGGCGCTCCTGTGCGATCATCTCGAAGGCCCGGTCGGGGATGACGAAGCCGACCCGCTTGAGCAGGTAGAGCCGGGCCTCGAAGTCTTCGAGCCGGTCGTCGTGGAAGTCGCAGCCCGCGAAGGGCAGGTCGATCTCTTCGTATCGGGCGTTGACCAGCATCCGCGCCCCGGCGTCGCGCGGCACGTTGAGCGGCCTGCGCGCGGCGACGCAGGTCATCCAGCCGCCCGCCGTGCTGGCGAAGGCGTGGACGTCGCCCTCGGACCATTGGCAATAGCTCATGCGGCGATCTCCTCGCCCCCGACCGGCCCGTACATCGCCGACAGCCGCTCGGTGCGCTCGGCTACGTCCGCCAGGAACGACCGGACCTCGCCCTCAAGCTCAAGGATGCGCGACAAGTCGCGCGGCACCCGCTGCACCGCCAACTGCATCCGCATCGGCAGGCGCGGGTCGTAGCTGACGAAGTCGCACCACAGCCGCCCGGTGCAAGCCATCTGCCATTGCATTTGGGTCAGGTACTTCGGCTCGATCTTGCCGCCGAGCAGGGTGTCGATATGGGTCGCGGTGTTCGGGCACTTGATCTCGACCAGCCCATCGGTCTCGACGTAGGCGTCGGGGCTCGCCCCGGCCCACATGATCTCGGGGTGGTCGATGAATTCGGCGGGCACCACGAGCAGCCCGCAGCGGTCGGCGTAGGCGGCTCGCGCCGCCTCCTCGTTGTCGATCCCCCACTGCATCGGACCGCTCACATAGTTCGGCGTCAGGCTGCCGGTCAGCCGCTCGGCGATGAGCTCGGCGGCGTAATTGACCCGCATCTGCGAGACCCCGGTCTTGGTCGTGGCGATGATGTCCGCGATCCGGCTGGCGGTCGCCTTGCCGAGCCGCTGCGCATACCATTCCGGGGTCCGTTGCTCGATCATGAGCTTGTCTCCGTCTCGTCGTAGCGGTGCCGGATCGCCTCACTGATCGCCCGCGTCACCGCTGCGTGGACCTTGTAATCGCCAGCCTCGCAGCCCTTCGCCAGCGCCCGCAGGAGATCGCCGCGCGGGAGCTCCGCGCCAGCCCCGAGCACGCTCTCGGCGCGCACGAGGCGCACCGCGAACGGATCGGAGACTTCAACCACGACAATCCCCGCTTTGCGCAGCGCGGCCTTGTCGGACGGCTTCACTGCGCCCGGCTTCACAAAGAGGACGGCGGCGTCGGTCATGGTCCGACCCGCCTTTCGGTCATCGCCATCCGCGCGAACGGCGCTTTAGAGAACGCCGCGACCTGCGCCTGCTTCGCCGCGACGGCGAGGCTCTCCTCGATCCGGTCGGCGTCGCCGCGACAGGCCATCGCGACCACGAAACCGAGCGACCGGCACAGCCACTCGACCAGCATCGCCAGCCGGTCGGGCTCGTCGTAGGCAGCCGCCGCCTCGCGCCCGACCAGCGCCGTCAGCTTCGATTGAAAGTCGATGCGGCGGGTCATCGGCGATCCTCTATCCATAATTGAAGAGGGGCCTGCTTTTCGCGGCTCAAGTGGAGCGGGAACGGATCAAGGACGCACATCCGCTCGACATCCGCAGGCGTCGGCATGGGTTGCGCGCTCGCCCATATGCCCCACCGCCTGACGAGTGCGTCATATTGGCTCGGCGCGCAGCGAAGCCACTCGGGGGCGGGTCGAAATGGGAGGATCGCGGTGATCCAATTTGCGCGCATCTGTTGGTGGTCGCCCACCGCCGCAAACACAGTGACCAGCGGGTTCATCGCGAGCCCTTGGAGCGCGCGATATTGCGCTCTCTCGATGGTGCTCACGCTCGGGCGCTGACCGTTGCCAGCCGCCTTCCACTCGCAAACGAGCGATCTGCCGCGCCGCTCGGTGAACATATCGACATCGGTGAAGGCGCATTTGCCGGGGAGCAAGTGGGCGAGTAGTTCGATCTTCGGCTTTCGGGTCTCAAGAAAGCAGCCGCCATCGCGCCCGCAGACATATCGGATCGGGTTGTATCCATTGCTTTCAGGCATGGCGCAGCACCGTGCCGCTGGTGGCAAACACATCGGCGAAGTGCGCAGGGTCGGCCCCGAAGTAACTGAACATCTGCCCTTGCGTCGGTGAGGCGAGCTCGCCCTCTGGATTAGCGAAGGCAATCCGACCAGTCGTGAAGCACACCGCATCGGCGGCGCGCAAAACCGCCTGCCCCCACGCGGTGTCTGTCGAATTGTGTGTGAGCAGGATCGCCGCCGCGACGTGACCGGCCTGAACCTCGGCAACCAGCTTGTCGACGAATTGGGCGATCAGCGGTTGCGCATAGGGCGGATTGAGCCACACCCGACCGGTCCACGGCTGCGCGAGCCCGTCGTCCTCGGCGGTGAAATACCGGGCTGCACGGACCACACCCTGCGCCTGCTCGTGGCTCGCCGGGTCGAGGTCGATCTCGCCGACCACCTCGCGCACGAGGTCGAGGAATTTCGCGGGCGTGTACCATTCGTTTTCGCCCGTGAAGGCCGTGCGGTGCTTGGTTTCCTTGATCAGCCCGCGCGTCGTCGGCGCGATGGGCGCGGCGAGCGCAGCCTCAAACACCGGCTCGGGGATCGCCGCGAGCTTGCGGAACCGGCTCATGTCCTGAGTGGTGAGGCCGGTATCGACGAGCATCTGCTTATAGGGCGACGGCTGGATCGGCTCCCCGCGCCGGGGAGCCGATTTCAGGTCGCCGCCCTGGCTGCGCTTGTCGCGCAGGAGCTTGATCTCGTCGTCAAGCTGCCCCGTCCGGCGCGAGGCCCGCACCCGGATATTCTCGGCGGCGCGTTCGGCTTCGAGGTTCTTGGCGCGGCGGGCGTACTCGGCGTAAGCGGCAGCCTTGTCGAGGATGTCTTTCACCTCGTCGATCCGCTCGGCTTCGGCGATGGCGAGGCACATTCGGTCGTAAATCGGCGTGCCGACCGCGAACCCGGCGAGATGGTTGGGGATGGTGATTTCGGTGCCGCTCATGCCTTCGGCCTTTCGGGTCCAGCCTCGGCTATCGACTGCCGGATCGCCGGGATCAGGTCACGGGCGGACGGCCAGCCGTGATCGTGAATTTCCGAGAGCAGCATCGTCAGGTCGAAGTCGCCGAGGCTCCGAACGAAGTCGAGGTCGGCCTTCGGGATCGACTGGTTTATTCCCAAGGCGCGGCGGGATTTGTTGAGCTCGGCAAGCTCCCGCGCGATCAGGCGCATAGCCGTCATCTCGTAAGCAGCCTGAGCCTCGGTCATCCGCCCGGCGGCAACCCACTTCGGATAGAGGCGCTCGCGCATGGCCGCTTCGCGCTCCGCAGCGGCGACCAGTTGCCCTCGATCCATCCCGACTATCGTGGTCATGACCTCGGCCCCTCGATCATCAGGCTCGGCATCGAGTTCTTGAGGTAGGCTTGCTCAAGCTGCGGCTTCGCCCACTCCCCGACCGTCGACCCGTCCGGCAGCACCGTGTGCGCCAGGAATTCGTCTTCGATGGTGGTGATCCCGGCGGCGACAGCTTCGAGCTTGGCTTTGATGATCAGCAGCAGCGCCCGCCAGCGCTGGCGACAGGCTTGCTCCCATGCGTTCTCGGCAGCCCTGGCGGTGCGCGGCTGCCGCCCGCGTGCGCCCTGCGTGGCGAATTGGAATTGCTCGGCGTCGCGGTTCGGTAACGGCAGATGGAAGCGGATATGCCGCCCGCCGAGCGCGAAGGCGACCCGCGCCGACTTCGGCTCGGTCAGGTAGCCGAAGCTGGTCGCGCCGTAGCGGATCAGGGTGCGCTCGATCTCGTTGCGCGAGCTCTCGACCGAGACGCTGGTGTCCTGTGCATAGCGGGTCGCCATCAGGTCATCCCCCGACCGGCTGTGGGCTTCGGCGCGGCGGTCCATCGCCAAACCCACGTCTCCGAGCGCCCGAGCTCCTTGGCGACGTCGGCGATCTTGAAGCCGCAGGCGCGCAGCATCCGCGCACGCTGGATGTCGGCGACCGGCGGGAGCGGCTTGCCCTTCACCACGAGGCCCTTTCCGCGTGCTTGGCGGCGAGCTCGTCGAGCCACTGCCGTTGCCGGGCGGTGAACGACCCGCGCCAGGATGTGAGCCCGTCAAGGAAGCTCCACTCGCGCGGCTCGAAGGCGCTCTCGCCGAGCCCGGTCAGTCCCGAGAGCAGCGCCCGATAAGCGTCCGTGCCGGTCGGCGGCTGCACGCAGGCGGGCGCGTCGGCGTTCCGCACCGCGCCGCAGGTCAGGCACCGTGAGACGTCCTCGCCGGGGTGTCGAAACCAAATGTGTCCGCCCATCGGCATCAGGTCGACCCCCCGCCGCCCGCCCGCATCGCCGCGAGGTCGAGCAGCAGCTTCTCGCGCGCCGACTGGACATCGGTCAGCATCTCCCGCTCGCGGGCGCTGGTGGCCCGGCTGAGCGCCAGGGCGACCCCTGCGCCGAGCAAGTCGGTCACCGCCAGGACGATCCCGACCCGGATCGCGCGGGTCACTTCGGTCTCGGTCACCCGGCACCCCCGATCAAGTCAGCATTGCGGCGCTCATGCAGCGCATCGAGCTCGGCGGCGGCGTTGGCGTCGGTCCCGGCGAGCTCGGCCCGCAGGTCTTTCGACAGGTCCCATGCGCGGGTCAGATCGCGCAGGGTGGTGACGTCGGTCATCGTCCGCTTGAGGTGCGCCGCGCGCTTTTCCAGCGTCGGGCGCTCGGGCTGTTTGGGGGGTTGCAGCGGCGGCTTTGCGCCGCCGCCGCTCCCACGCCCGACCGCGCCTTCCCCGTCATCGTCCTCACCAGCCGGGGCGACGGTCAGGAGGGATTGCAGGGCTTGGCGGCGGGCATAGCTGAGCGCCGAGCCGTACCCCTGCGCGTCCCGGCGACTGACCGGGATGCAGTGCGTCGACCTCAACCATTGGCCGCTCTCGTGCAACAGGATCGTCGTGACCTGCACGCCCTGCTCGTCGGTGGCGACCGGCTGCAAGACGGTGATCCCGGCCCCGTTCATCGCGGGCAGCACCGCGTCGGCGATCTCCGACAGGCTGGCATATTTCGCGTTGAAGTGCGGGTTGGCGGCATCCTTGGTGACCTTACTGATCGCCGCCTGCGCCTTCGGCAGCGCCTTCGCGAGCGCGGCGATATCGGGGCTGGTCGTGAGGGTCGGGTCGTCGGTCATCGGTCAGGCTGCCTTGCCAGCCGCGCGCCGATGGCGGCGCAATATCACGGACAGTTGAGAGACCAGCGGGTCGGCTTCCGACTGGCTTGAGAACAACGCCATGAGCGCCGCGTCCACACAGCGTTTACACGCGGTCAGACCGGCGATGGCCTCGACCCTGGTGGTCAGCGGCAGCCTCGGCATGGTCTCGCCGCAAATCATGCAGGTCGTCCGCTCGTGTCCACCAGTGTCCATAGATGTCCGCTGGTGAGCTAAGCTTTCATCGCTACCTAGGGTTAAACCCTTAGCATTGAGCACGCGCTCGCATAGCGACATAAAGTTATCCTCGGGCATATGGCGCACCATCATCAACAGCGTTACGTCACGCACGGCGTCGTCTACCACCGGTTTGTCTCCCTTGCTAAACGCGCGAAGGTTCGCCCCTGTATTCAGCCATTGTCAATGCGAGCTTTCGCGTTTCATCCACACGTTTTTGAGCGTATCCAATGCGACCCATGCAGACAGTTTCCGAGCGGATGGCGTTGGTCGGTCGCGTGGTTGAGCGGTACGGGCTCAAGCCGTTCGCGCAGGAGGCCGACGTACCCGCGTCGACCGTGCGCTCCTACATGCTGCGCGGCTGGACGCAGCAGGGCCTTCCCATCTGTGACAAGATGATCGCGACAGCAGAACGCCTGGAGCGCAGCGGTCACGTCCCCCCACACCCGCCACTGAGCTCGTCGGTCGCGAGCCGCAACGGGCGGGGCTGAGCCCGTGCCCGTGCGGGTCATCGGCATCGACCCTGGCGCGACGGGCGCGCTCGCGTTCCTGACCATCGCCGCCGATGGCTTCGTGATCGAGCTCGAATGCCTCGACATGCCGGTGCTGCGGGTCGGCAAGCGCAGCCACGTCGACGGGTTCGCCCTCGCCCGCGAGATCGACGCCCGGCTCGGTCCCGCCGACGAGCCCGTCACCGCCGCGATCATCGAGCAGGGCGGCGTGCGCCCGCAGAACGGGCGGGTCGGGGCGGCGACGTTCTGGCTCGGGCTCGGCATCGTGCGCGGGGTCCTGGCGGCGCACTTCGTCCCGATTGAGATCACCACGGCGGCGCACTGGAAGCGGTCGCTGCGGGTGACCGGCGACAAGGATGCGTCGCGCCTGCGGGCGTCGGCGATCTTTCCGAGGTTCGCCGCGCAGTGGTCGCGGGCGAAGGACCACGGCAGGGCCGAGGCGGCGCTGATCGGGCTGCACGGGTTCAATCAATTGCCGGTGCGACAGGCGCGCACCAGCGCTTAAGTTCAAGGGTCGGGCCGATGGCTGACGAGAACGGATACGGCGGCACGTTCCGACATTCGATCAGCGATTGGGCGCACAAGCTGCACGGTCGGATCGAGCGCGACGAAGACGGTGCCGACTGCATCCGCTGCCCCGGTCCCGGCCACAGCCTCGCCGACGACAGCCTGCTCGTGCGCTTCGACGACAGCGCCTCGGCAGGTTTCCGCGTCCAATCGTTTTGCCTCGCCGACGACGACCCGCCGATGCTCAAGGATTACGTCCGGTCGATGGTCGGGCTCGACCCGTGGAAGCCGAACGGCCACGACAAGCCGAACGGCAAGAGCAACGGCAAGCACCCGCCGAAGGGCGAGATCGTCGCGAAATATACCTACATCGACGCCGAGGGCGCGCCGGTCTTGCTCGTCAACCGGTTCAACCCGAAGCGCTTCCTGCAACAGCGACCGGACGGGTCGGGTGGTTGGGAATGGGGCGGCATCCACGAGAGCCGGAAGGTGCCGTTCCGGCTGCCGGAATTCCTCGAAGCGCTCGGCAAGGATCAGGAAGGCGTCATCGTCGAAGGCGAGAAGGCAGCCTTGGCGCTGTGGGCCAAGGGCATCCCGGCGACGTGTAGCCCCGGCGGCGCGGGCAAGTGGCCGAAGCACTTCGCGCAGTGGTTCCACGGCGCGACCCTGGTGATCCTGGCGGACAACGACAAGCCGGGCCGCGACCATGCCGATCAGGTCGAGGCGAACCTATGCGATGTGGCGCAGGTCCGGATCGTCAACCTGCCCGGCCTGCCGGTCGGCGGGGACGTGGTCGACTGGATGGCGGAGGGCAACGACCCGGCGCGGATCACCAGCCTGCGATCCGGTCCACCGGCGCGCGGTCACACCGCCGCCGAGCTATGGTCGATGACCTTCGCGCCGATCAAGTTCGCGGTGCCGGACATCGTCGCCGAGGGCTTGACCCTGATCGCCGGAGCTCCCAAGCGCGGCAAAAGCTGGCTGGCGCTCGACCTGTGCTGCGCGGTCGCTTATGGCGGCTTCACGCTCGGCGACCGGCGCTGCATCGCGGGCGACGTGCTGTACGCCGCGCTCGAAGACAGCACCCGGCGGATGAAGGACCGGCTGCACCGGGTCTGCCAGGAGCGCAGAGGTCCGCCGGAGCGCCTGACGGTGTGGTTCGGCGACGACCTGCCCCGGCTCGGCCACGGCTGCGAAGAGGCGCTTGAGACGTGGATCGTCGAGCACCCCGAGGCGCGGATGGTGGTGATCGACACGCTCAATTACATCCGGCCCGACCGGGTCCGCGACGAAGACCCATACAGCTACGATTACCGGTCGGCGACGACCTTGCAGCGGCTCGCCAGTAAGCACGGGGTGGCGATTGTCCTGATCCACCACACCCGCAAGACCGTCGCCGATGACTATCTGGAAAGCATCAGCGGGACGAATGGCCTGACCGGCGGCTGCGACGGGGTGCTCGTCCTAGAGCGCCAGGGCGACGGCTCGACGGTGCTGAAAGGGCGCGGGCGGGACATCGAGGAATTCGAGATCGCCATGACCTTCGACAAGGATTTGTGCCTGTGGCGCACGCTCGGCGCGCCCGGCGACCATCAGGCGACCGAGACCCGGCGGAAAATCCTGGCGCACTTCCGCGAGAACGCCGAGTGGCCGATGACCCCCGCCGAGGTCGCGTCGCAGGTCGGGCTTAACCGGCGCACCATCGAAAAGGTGCTTTATCAGATGCTTCAAG